AGATGAAGCGACTGCGTTAAAGGGATATGGGCGCATTGATAATGCCCCTGAGCCTAAGCCTGTTAAGGCTCCGACTGATCGGGCTGCAAAGCCTAAGACCACAAGGGCCAAAAAATGAAGATTACGCTGATTAAAGACGCATCTTGGAGCGGCAAGAATGGCAAGGCTGGTGCAAGCCATACAGTTGATGACCGTATCGCTCAGAAGCTAATTGATCGCGGATATGCCAAGCCATATGTAAAAGAAGAAAAGGCTGAAGAAGATGGCGCTGCCACTAGCTGATGACCTAGCAAACATATTCGACGTTGATGAATTTGCCACTGCGGTCACTTATGATGGCGGCACGATCAACGGCATTTTCGACAATGAAACTATTCCTGTTGATACGGGTGGTTATGTTGCTGTTCACGAAGAGCAGCCGCGCTTGACATGCAGAACAACAGACATCTCAAGCATAGCGTATAACCAAGCTATGGTTATTAATGCGGTGACGTATTATGTGCGGGCGTGGATACATGATGGCACTGGCGTCACTGTCGTTCAGTTGGAGAAATCATAGTGGCTCACGTTAGGCAGCAAATAAGAGAGCGCATAGTTTCGGTGCTTAACTCTAACGTTACGCTTGTTAGCAACCGCGTATATGGCACTAGGGTTTATTCTTTGACTGACGCTGACTTGCCAGCCATCACGGTTTATGCGGGATCAGAAGCATCTGCGCTGCAAACCATTGGTGTAAAGACATCTGCGCGTGTTGTTTCCATTGAGGTGGACGCATATGTACGCGCAACAACTAATTTTGATAATGATGTGGATGCGATTGCTGTTCAGATCGAAGAGGCAATAGCCAATGACTTCACTGTCAATGGTCTTGCAAAGTCGGCTGTGTTATCCGGTACAGACATTAACTTTTCAGGTGAAGCAGAACAACCAGTAGGTTCCGCAAAGCTGACATTTGATGTAAGGTATGATACAGCTATTAATGACGTTGAAACCGCCAGATAAGGAGACTTTACTATGGCAACTCACGCGGGTAGCGAAGGAACTGTGAAGGTTGGTTCTGACGCAATTGCAGAAATTCGTTCTTTCAGCTTAGAAGAAACAGCGGATACCTTAGAAGATACAACTATGGGCGACACTGCTCGCACATATAAATCATCTCTGACAACATTCACCGGATCTGTTGATGTTTTCTGGGATGAAACGGATACCGCCGGTCAGGGCGCTTTGACTATTGGAGCTTCAGTAACGCTGAATGTTTATCCAGAGGGCGATGCTTCTGGCGATACATATTACAGTGGTTCGGCTATCGTGACAGGCATTACACGCTCTTCATCATTTGACGGTCTTGTGGAAGCATCAATAACTGTGCAAGGTAGCGGGGCATTAACAGCTACAACGGTGTAAAAGATGTCATTAGCGAAACGCATTGCGGCCAAACGCGCAGAACAAGAGAGAGGCTTTTTAGATGTGGAAGCATGGGGCGAGGGGGATGAACCTCTTCGCCTTTATTTCACGACAGTCTCAGCGCGTGATATGGAGCAAATCCAGAGAAAGCACAAAGACTTCATCAACAATCCAACAATGTCTGCTATGATCGACCTGATCATTCGCAAATGTGAGAGTGATGCTGGTGAAAAGGCTTTTACGTTAGAGGACAAGCCTATCTTGATGGGTGAGCCTATAAATCTCATTGCTAAGGTTTTCGGTGCAGTTCTGGAAAGCGTGACTATAGAGGAACACGAAAAAAACTAAGAGGCGATCCTTTTAGATATAATCTGATTGCATTGGCTGAACTGCTTGGCAAGACCATTAGTGAAATAGAGCAAATCAGTCTTTCAGAATATAATGAATGGATCGCTTTCTTCAGGATCAAAGCGGAGCAAAAAGACGATGGCGGTACAAAAACTAACTTTTGAGATGAACGCCGTCGGCAATGCCGTGCCAGAGATGAGAAAGGTGCAGGCGCAACTCGGATCGCTTGACCAAACCATGTCGCGCACAACCCGTCACATGGCTAATCAAAATAGAGCTATGAGATCTAGCGCTGGTGGTATGCAGCGTATGACTAGAAATATGGGTAGTCTTGGTTTGCAAGTGCAAGACGTTGCTGTTCAAGCCAGCATGGGCACTGATGCGCTTCGCATATTCTCCATGCAGGGTGGTCAAATACTTAGCATATTTGGGCCTCTGGGTATGATTGCAGGTGCTTTGACCGGCGTTGGTGCTGCGGTCTTGATGGCAAGTGGTGGGCTAGATAGGTTTCGTGGAGTTTTTTCTGATATAACTCCAGCATTAGATAACTTCACAAATACACTTGGCGTTTTGTTAATGCAATTTCAGCCTTTAGTAAGCTTTGTCGGCGGTGTTCTTAGTGGTGCTTTCAATATGCTTGGCGGGGTTATTGATTTTGTTTCTGATAATTTAGCTGCATTAACCACAGCGGCGGGAATATTCGTTGCAATACAATTAGGAAACATAGCCTTTAAAGCTGCTAGAAGTTTTGTGAGCCTTGCAAAAGCTGTCTCCGCTACGCAGATTTTGATGAGTGCATTAAATGCTGTCACAAGGCGAAATCCTATTATGTTAATTGCAATTGCTGCTGGAGTTGCGGCAGACCAACTTGGTTTAATTACTAAGGCAATGGATGAATTAAAGGAGAAATTCCCTGAGTTCTTTGATGCTGTTAGCGATGCTGGAAGTGCTACAGCAGCTTTAATTACATCAAGTTATGAAGCACTTAATGCTGCATTAAGAACGCCAGCCACGCTAGACATAGGCGGGAATGCTGAAGATGAATTATCAAAAATAACATCAGCAACGCAAAATGCTATGAGTGCATTGGATCAGATGAAATCAAGGTTAAAAAGTGTCACTGATACTATAGAGAGCAGCATGGAAAATGCATTTATGTCTATGGTTGATGGAACAATGACTGCTAAAGATGCCTTTCGTGCTATGGCGCGTGATATTATAAAAGAACTTTATAGAATATTTGTGGTTAAGCAAATAACTGGATTTATCACCAGTGCAATTACTGGAGCATTTGCCCCTGCTTCTGCGGCTGGCACAGGTGGAGCAGTTGCACCACCAGTTGCACCCAGAGCAATGGGTGGTCCCGTTTCTGGCGGGCGAGCGTATATGGTTGGCGAGCGTGGCCCAGAGCTTATCATTCCGAGCCGTAATTCTCACGTTGTGCCTAATAATCAAATGGGTGGCGGTGTGGTTGTTCAGCAAACCATCAACGTCACCACAGGCGTACAGCAAACCGTACGTGCTGAGATTAAGCAGTTAATGCCACAGATAGCAGACAGCGCTAAGGCTGCTGTAGTAGACGCCAAGCGGCGTGGTGGATCATATGGAAGGGCATTTGCATAATGGCTATCAGTTATCCTTTGGCGCTGCCTACGCATACGGGCATAGCTCAGATCGAATTAAGGGCGACTAATGCAGTTGCCTACAGTAGATCGCCCTTTACCTTCGCGGGTCAGGCTCATGCTTATGCTGGCAAGGCTTGGCAGGCAGACGTTACATTGCCATCCATGAAGCGCGAAGACGCGGAGAGATGGGTGGCTTGGCTTATTTCGCTGAAGGGTCAGCTAGGCACGTTTTATCTGGGTGATCCAGCGGCTACTACGCCATTAGGTTCAGCTAGGGATACTGATACGATCCTAGTTGACGGCGCTGTATCGTCTGGTGATACGATTGCCATAGATAGCGCACCGGCAAGTCAGACTGATTACTTAAAGGCTGGCGATTATATGGAGATTGGCACAGGCGTAAATCGTCAGTTGTTCAAGGTGCTGAATGATGTTGATACAGATGGCACAGGAAGCGCTACAGTAGATGTTTGGCCTAATGTGCGCACTAGTATAGCAGATGATGCTGCTGTGACTGTGCAGAGCGCACAGGGGATCTTTAGGCTGGCAAGTAATGAGCAAGCCTTTAGCATAAATGAAGCCAGCATATACGGCATAACATTCGGAGCGATAGAAGCAGTATGAGCCGCACAGTACCATCAGCGCTGCTTACGGCGCTTAGTCAACCAGAGGTTCAGCCGTATTATGCGGTTGAGCTTGATTTTGATACGTCACCAGTTCGTCTTTGGACAGGCTACGGTGATCTGACCATTGGCGTTGATACCTATACTGGATCGGGAAACTTGCTTTCCATTGGGGGGCTTGAAGAGGTCAATGATCTATCAGCGAAAAACATAACTCTGACGTTATCTGGTGTACCTTCCAGTTTGGTTTCTATTGCCTTGACTGAGCCATATCAAAGGCGTGAAGCTAAGGTTTACTTCGGTACTACAGATACATCATCACCTATAGAGGTGTTTAGCGGTGTTATGAACACCATGAGCATTGAGGATAGCGGTGAAACAAGTGTTATTACTGTTGCTGTCGAAAGCAAGTTGATACGCTTAGAGAAGGCCAGCAATCGCAGATATACCCATGAAAACCATATTTCCCGTCATTCTGGTGATACGTTCTTTTCATTTGTTGCTGACC